TTTTTCGATTATTTTTTAAAATATTTTTTTGAGTGTTAGCAGGCTTGCAAAAGTCTGCTATTTTTGTGTCCGTTTTATTGGACTATATAGAATAAAATCGTACAAGCGTTTGTGCGTATAAAGCCCTGGAAAGACTAGCCTTGCAAGGTGTCGAGCCATGCCAGAATAAAAAGGTACTTCCCGGGGCTAAAATTTTGGTATGGGTTGGCGCACCGCCCTAGTTTTGGCTATAAAATGTTAAAATTTAGCACATTTCCTTCCCTTTCGGATTTCCGGCGGAGGGGAAATTTAAGGGAAATTGGGCAATAAATAGGCTATTTTTAGGGTGATTTTGGAAAGAAAAGGCTTGATTTACTGAAATTGAGTGCTGATATACGCAGATTCCGGCAAAAATGCGCTTGATTTCATTTGCGCAACAAGTCCTTGACTGGAAAGCGACAGAAGATAAGCAAAAATGCAAGCTTAAGTCTTAAAAATACTTGACTATTTAAGACTTACCTTTATAATGAAACTGGATATAGTGTTTCTATCAGAGAAATGTACTATATCTAGTATATGTATAGCTCAAACTTGAAGAGATTCCTTTCCACCTCTAAGGAGTCTCTTCTTTTTTGTGCTAAAAAGAGGGGGTGGACATATCATGGTTGTAAATCAACAGGAGCTTGCTAGGTGCTTAGGACTTACAGCTCGACAAGTAAGAAATTTAAGAAAAGACTATGGTATGTTCCCCAACGATGATAGTAAGAAGTACGCCTTAGAAGAGTGCATCCAGGAATATATCCGATTCAAGATTGAAGAGGAAACTGGACGGCGTTCCAATCTAAGCAAGGAAAAAGTATCCGCAGAGCATGAGGAAGTGAAAAAACAGATAAGCTTGCTTAAGCTAAAAAAGCTAAAGGCGGAACTGCATCTTGCAAAGGATGTGGAGCGGTATCTAACTGGAATGCTACTGGCCTTTAAGGCAAAACTGGAAGGCCTTCCCACAAAGATGGCAATGCAAGTGGCCGGAATGACCGATGTAAACGAAATAATCAACACGCTTTCCAAGTCTGTAAGGGAAGCACTTAATGAGCTATCGGAGTATAACCCACAGGAGATAGATGGAAAAGTCTCCATAGTGGAAGATATTGAAGAGGAGGAAGGGGAAGAGGAAGAACTGACAGAGGAGGAGTAATATGCCGTTTGGTATGAAAGCCTGCAAGGTAAGGGCTAAAACGGCAAGACTGTTTAGAAAGGTTATTAAGAATACTCTGCAGCCGGAAGAGGTATTCACAGTATCAAAATGGGCAGAAGAGAAGAGAGTCTTAGACAATTCAAGTAACCTTAGCGGTAAATGGAGCAATGCATTTACACCTTACCTTTGTGAAATAATGGATACATTGAACGACCCTTATGTTAGAGAAGTGTATTTTTGCAAGCCTACACAGGTTGGAGGAACAGAGGCACTTATTAATATGCTTTGCTATATAGCAGATGCAAGCCCTGCCCCTACAATGGTTGTATATCCAACTGATGACCTAGCAAAGGATACCTCTAACGCAAGAATAAAGCCGGCTTTCCGTCTTATACCATCCATAAACCGAAAGTTCCTGGATAATCAATCTAAAGAGCTTGAATTAAGGCTTAGGGGAATGAATATCTATCTCCGTGGTGCAGGTTCACCTTCCAAGCTAGCCAGTAAAGCTATTAAGTATTTGTTCTTTGATGAGATAGACAAGATGGGCGGTGCTTCCAAGAAGGAGGCAAGCCCATTTTCTCTTGCAAAGGAAAGAACAAAGACCTATAAGCCACAAGAGAAGATTTTCGCTACATCAACGCCGACTATCCGTTCAAACTATATATGGGATTTAAAGGATAATGCGGAGGAAGAGAAGCATTTCTTTGTGCCTTGTCCTCATTGTGGGGAAATGATTGAGCTTTCTATGAAGTCTATCAAGTATTCCAATGATGAAAGCTTAAGCAATGAGGATAGAGCGAATACGGCCGGTTATTACTGCCAAGAATGCGGAACGGAGATAGTAGACGGAGACAAGCCCAAAATGCTTCGGAATGGTGAATGGAGAACGGTCCGGAAGAGAGGAATCGGCCATTCAAAGAAGGTTGCCTACTGGATGAACACTTTGTACTCGATATTCATTAAGTGGAGCGATGTGGCAAAGGAATTTTTGGATTCTAAGGACGACCCGGAGAAATTGCAGAACTTTGTGAACTCATGGCTTGCTGAACCTTGGGAGGATGCAGAGACAAGAATCACAGAGGATAGTGTTCTGAATGCGCAGACGGATGTAGAAGAGTTCATAGTTCCGGATTGGGCAAAGCTTGTAACTGGCGGAGTCGATGTTCAGAAAAATTCCCTGTACTACACCATAAGAGCATGGGGCGATTACAGTACATCACAGAATATCACTCACGGCCAAGTGGCTTCTTGGGAAGATATAGAAAGAGTTATGAACCGCATATATGAGACAGAGGACGGTAGTAAGAAATTTGCTGTGGAACTATGCCTCATAGATAGTGGATATAACCAAGATGAAACATTGGAGTTCTGTATCAACAATTCCGATTGGGCAAAACCTGTTAAGGGAGCAAGTAATGACCTTTTGGATAGATTCAAGATTTCAAAGATTGAGAAAACAGGTGATTTTAACGGAATGCAACTTATTCTGACTGATGGTAACAAGTACAAGGATTCAATCTCTAACCGTATGAAGCGAGTAAAGGGAGAGAATACAGGTGCATGGATGGTTTATAAAGGCTGTGATAAGCGATATTCGCAGATGATTACAGCGGAGCAAAGAGTAACAGAAAAGACAAGAACAGGAATTAAATCCGTATGGAAGCCAAAGGCAAAGCATATAGATAACCACTACTTAGACTGTGAAGTTTACGCAATGGCTGCAGCAGAGCTTCTTGGAATCCGTTATGAGCATTTAAGGAATGTTCCTACTCTTAAGGCAGTACAGACTGAGAACAATGCAAGCGATAACCAGTCTAACAACTGGATACAAGCGCAGGATAATTGGTTAGGAGGTTAAATGGAAAACGAAAGAGAAGAGAACTTAGAGAAGGAGTTAAGCTTTGTTTCGCCGAAAGAACAGCTTGCAATAGTAAATACAGCTATCCAGTCCGTACTGGAAGGAGGACAGTCTTACAAGATTGGTACAAGAATGCTTACTAGGGCGAATCTTACGGAGCTTGTGAAGTTGCAGAAGTCTCTTATGGGTTTAGTTGCACAGGATGATAACAGTAATCTGTTCTCTGATACCTATAGGGCTGTATTTGATGGGAGGTAGGCATTGAATTGGTTAGATAATTTAATAGGCTTTGTATCCCCAAAGACAGCCTATAAACGCCAAGCCTATAGGAATGCTATTGAAGCATCCAGAGCATACGATGCGGCCAACTACAAGAATGCCAATGCAAATTGGCACGCAAGTATAGAATCCGCAGAAATGGGCTTATCCGGTTCAAGAGAGATTGTAAGAGCTAGGGCGAGAGACTTGGAGAACAATTCAGATATTATGAACTCCATTTTAGGGGCTTATAAAAGAAATGTTGTCGGAGCAGGATACAGGCTTAGAGCAAACACAGGGGAAAGCAGTCTTGATAAGGACATTGAGTCCTTATGGCACGAGTGGACAAAGGCAAAAAACTGTGATGTAACAGGGCAGCAGTCTTTGAACCAACTGCTAAGAATGGCGATTACCCGGAAGAAGGTAGACGGAGGAATCCTATTCATTAAGTGCCACACAGACGATGGAGTTATTCCGTTCCAACTACAGGCCATTGAGGTAGATGAGCTTGATACTACTGTGATGAGTCCGAAAAACAAGGAAAATAGAGTCATAGGCGGTATTGAATACAATCAATATGGCAAGCCTGTGGGGTACTACATAAGAAAATACGATATTCAAGGCTATAACATCCTAGATGCCCAATATTACGAGGCAAAGGATGTTATTTTTATGTGTTCAAAAACAAGGCCTTCACAAGCAAGAGAAGTGTCCGACATGGCGCAAACACTCACAAGAATCCGTGATATTAACGAGTTCTTGAACACGATTGCCATTAAGGAACGAGTTCTTGCTTGTCTTTCCGTATTTATTACACAGGACACTCCTCAGACAGGAATCGGAGGGCGAAGTAACAAGGAATTTGACGGACAGAAGTACAACTACCAAGGAAAGACCTTAACGCCCGGAATGATTCAATACCTAAACAGCGGAGACAAGGTATCTACAGTACAGCCGACAGGACAGGCGGTAGATGCTACAGCTTTTGTTAAACAGCAAATGCGCATGGTTGGTAGCGGACAAGGCGTGTCCTATGAGGTTGTGAGCCGTGATATGAGCGAAAGCAACTATTCCTCTGCACGACAGGGAATCATTGAGGATGAGCTGACCTATCAAGAGGATATAGAGATAGTCGAGTCCTTCCTTGATGAAGTTTACG